GCTTCGGATATCACGCGTTCCTTCGCGTATTCCTACGGCGTTAAACTCCAGGGGCTTCGCGATCGGCTTAAACGCCGTATCGAGTATATGTTCGGACAACTCCTCCTGACTGGGAAAATCAGCTTCACAACGACTGAAAGAACATTTGAGCAGGATTACAGAATCAGCACAACCGGGAAACTTGCGGTGAGCAGTTCAACGGACCCGCTCGAACTTATCGGCGCGGAATGCGAGACGTTCGCGCAAACACTCGGGATGTGGCCGAACGTTATCCTGATGACCCCGTGTCTTGCGCGCGGGATTATGAACCACTCAAAAACAGAAAAGTATATCAGCAAAAACAATTACAACTTTGGGTTGCTTAAGCCTCGGTTTAATTCGCCAAGCGTTCGGTTCATCGGCGAGTTCCAAGAGTTTGGGATCCCTGAAATATACGTGTATTCCGGAACCTACGCGAACGATTCGAACGTTGCGACCAACTACATCCCCGAATCCTCAAGCACAAGCGGAAAGATGATTCTGCTCAATACAAGCCAATTTGCTCTTGGCTACGGCGCGGTTGTCGACTTTGAACTCAAACCCGATGGATCCCCAATTATGACCGATGTCATCGTCAAAGAAAAGATTCCCGAAGCATCCGAAGGGCACACGAAGACTATATCGCTACTCTCCTATCCTCTCCCGATTTTGTATAACGCTAACGCGTGCAAAGTATTTACAAGCACGATATCCTAATAGGCCACGCCGGTATAACGCCGGCTGGTCCTTTTTAGAGGTGACCGGATATGACAGTGGCGCAACTAAAGGCTAAGTTCCCTGAAGACCTTATTAACAGCTTGACGGAATCGGACGATTCGATTCTCGCCGTGCTGCTCGCGGAAGCGGAGACGTTTATCAACTCGATTATTGCAATCACAGACACAACCCTCAAAGAGATACACGAAACGTCTTACGTGATTTACCGGTTATATGAGCGGCACGGATTCCAGGAGCAGGCTCAGGCATATTACGATCGATTGATGAGCGCGCTCAAGAAGACAACCGGAACAGATGCGGCGGCCCCTTCTTCGCAACACTATATCACGGCGGGCACGCAAGTATTCACGACAACCGTAATGGATAAGTGGTGATGTTATGGTCATCACGTTTACCTATACCGACAAAGGCATTGATACGCTTACCAAACGGTTGAACAAGGAGCTTTCCGATCTCTCTAAACCGCTCAAAGACGTAGCCGTGTACATGAAAGAGGAAGTGATGGAGAACCTCGAGCAAGAAGGGCGGCCGAAGGGATGGCCAGCGCTCGCGGACAGCACAATCGAGAAAAAGAAGAAGGTCAAGGGCGTAAGCGGTCAAATCCTCGAGTTCCACGGTAAGCTCAAGCAATCGATCAACCTGCGTTCAGACAAGAGTGAAGCGTCGGTATTCTCTGGCGTGTTCTACGGCGTGTATCACCAAACGGGCACGCGAAAGATGCCGCAGCGAGCCTTTATGCCGTACTCTGACAGCGATGGAATTCCGCCGTTCGATACCAAGGGAATCGAGAACATCAAAGATATTCTTCTTGGCGGCGTGGTTAAGAAGATGATCATTGATGAGTGCCGTTGCTACGACGAGGATGAGCTTATATCCGAAGACGTCGCGTACAAGCTCGTGACCGCATACATAGCTCATTCAATGGAGCGAATCAGCACGTTAAAACACCTCAGCGAAGCGACCAAACGCGCGCTCGCGTGGCCGGATCCCGAGATGCCCGTTACGGTTGAGGATGGCCATGTGAAGTTCCTTGCGGTCAATCAGGAAACCGGTTTCTGAGAGGAGGTGAAACCATGCACCATACCGACATGAACGTGCGGCTCAAGCTCGATCACTTTTTGCTTGCGCTCGGTGAGAACATCGGCACGATCGGTAACGCTGATGAGATCATCCGAACGCTCAAAAATAAGTGGGTTGAGTACGAGAATATCGAAGATCAGCTCAAAGTCCGTCTCGACGAGCACTATCCAGAAGGCGCGGAGATTCTTCGCGCGATCGATAAAGCGCAAGACCGGATCATCAAACATATCCTCGAGATCACCGCGATCATTTTGACGGAGAACCAGAAGGCAAACCGATACCTTTCACAGTACGACCCGCTGGCAAGAGTGGATCGGATGCGGATGCTGGCGGAGATCAAGATGCGGAATCAAAAACAAACATTTATGTTCAAGGAGGAGAAGGATGCTAAAAGATTTGTGCGCGTATCCACGGGAAGACCGTTT